TGTAGCGGCAAAGGGTACCACCCAGTTAACCGGGCTAGCAAACTCTGCCCCGAACTGCAAAGCAATGGCAGGGCCTACACCGCGATCAGTCATGGTCTTCTGACGGAACTTCTCTTCGCTCCAGTCGTTAAGGTGTTGCTGTGCTTCTAATGAACTCTTGGCCCCTGCGAAGTCATTGACTAGATGTGTGTCAGCATCTTGGGGTAGCAGGGTCATGTCAGGCTTAAAGCCTGCTTCGTCCTCGAACTGGGGGGCAAACACTGCCTTTCCAATCACACCCTCAAAGGTACCGCCTAAAGCAGCACCGAACATTGCTGTCAGGCTTGGGCGACCTTCAACATAATCCTTAGTGGCTACGTTTGCTGCGCTTAAAGCTGCATCGCGGGTAGCTGGATTAATACTAACACCCATGCGGGAGGTAGCCTGCTGCTGTAGGGCATCCTTGCGAATGTCCTTAGCTGACCCAGCCATACGAGACATAATCTTAGTACGGTAGTCTTGGGTTTCTTTAGGTAGCTTTGTTACGTCTGCCCCATCCTTGAGCCACTGGTCAGCATTACCGGGTCCCCAATTATACGCTGTCAGGGCCGTTGGCAAGTCGCCATAGCGACCTACCATAGCTTTCAAATAATCCTGCCCTACTCGCTCTAGCTCTAGTGGGCTGTTGTCTTTAGCAGGGACTACACCAAACCCTGGCTTAGTCAGGGTAGTAGGCATAGTCTGCATAGTGCCAACAGCCCCCTTTGGGCTTACGGCTAATGGGTTGCCATTAGATTCAACTTGCTTAACCGTTTCAAATAGTTTAGTGTAGTCCATGTGTTCCTTTATTTATCTGGCATAATCAACGAGGGTTCATTATGTACTTGCTTATATTGCGTTGCTACCTTAGCGCTGTTTACTGCGGGTTTGTTCTTCCAGTTGGCTGCTATGTCATTACCTGTAAAGGTGTGTATAACAAGCTGACTAGCTGAATCGAATCCCCAGATAGCAAGGCGAGGTACCTTGTCTGCTGTATCGGGTAGCTGGACAAGCTTAAAGTCACCGTCAATGCGCAGGTCGCTTACTGTCTTATCAAAGTAGCTACGCGCTGCTCTGTTAATGTTAGAGGCATCAACACCGCCTACTTCTTTAGTAAGGCCACGGAGATACTTGGTCATATCAGTAGCTTGTGTACTTTTCTCGTAGCCATAGCCACCAATCACCGTAATGTCTTCGCTAAGCTCTAGGGCTGAGCGACTACGCATTACGGGGTCTTTGATGCCAGAGTTCTGGCGACGCTTAAGTAGTCCGGCTACTTCTTCGTAGTTGCTAATCGGGAAGGTATCCATACCAATGACACGGCCTACTGCGCTCAATGCGCTCATTACCCGGCCTGTCTTTACTTCGTCGATAAGCTCAGCGTCTTGCTTAGCGTTAACTGGTTCACCGCCCGGTAGGGCAGCATACGAGTAGAACATCTGTATAGTCTGTGGTGTAGGCGGCTGTCCCTTAGACACTTCACGCCAGCGGCTAGCAAGTGTACTAAGTTCTTTACCAGCATACTTCTGCGCTAGTACGTCACCGTTGTCACCAGCATACTTGACAATAGCGTTATACATTTCCATACCTTGCGCTACAAGCTCTGGGTTATTTTCCCTGCGGCCTTGGTGTAGGCGCTGGCGCAACTCGTCACGGAAGGACTCGTCCAGCACATCTACGTCGGCTTGCTTAGCAAGCACCTGCATACGTTGATCTGGCGGCAGTGTGGCTACCTTAGCAAAGACTTCTTGTTGTAGCTTAGGCTCTAAGTTATTAAGGTACTCACTCTTTGCAGAGGGTGACGTAATCCGCAAGGCATGGTTAGCAACCTCAAGTTCCCGCTGCACTACCTTAAGATCATCACGACCTAAGCGATTTGCCTCGTTTGCAAGGTGTTGCTGGTAGGTTAGTGCCTTAGCATTACGCTGCTCAAACTCACGGGATAGCTCTTCGTTAGATATAAAGGCTCGCTTATCCCCAGTAGCCTTTTCGTAGTCTACTTGCAAGCCCTTACGGTAAGAACTAACGTCTTCCTCTGTAACACCGGGTAGATTGCTCATACCACGGAAGTAGGCTACTCGTGCAGCATAGCCCTCAGGCAGCTTGGCCCTAGCGGCTAGTGTAGCTTGGTGTCGGGCTAGCGCCAGCTTGTGTTGCTGCTCTGCACTAAGCTCATTAGTAAAGCTGCTGCCGTCTAGCAAGTCAGACAGCGCAAAGTTCCCACTACGAATCTGCTTAACAAACTGATCTGTTAATGTCTTATCGAAGTGGGCTTTATCTATTGTCTCTGGTCGCTGCATTACCTCAGCTAGTTTCGCTACTAGCGGGATAGTGTCAGCTTCTTCCTTAGTACCATCACCTTGGCGAATCAGTTGGTCAGCTAGTCCTAGGGCCTCTGCTGCACCACCCGCTGCTTCGCTGATGCTTTGTGTAAGTACCTCGCCCTTGTAAGCAATGTTAGCCTTAGTTCGGGCCTTCATGATATGGGGCAGCATACTAAACGTCTGCTGTTGTATCATCATGTCAGTGGCTTGGTCGCCAGTAAGCCTACTGTTTAGCAGCTTGTTTGTATGCTCCGTAAACTGCTCGTCAGTCATACGCCTAATGTTAGGCATGTCCTGCTCAATCGAGTTGCTAATGTCGTTAGCGGCTTTAACAGAGCTATAGGCACGGGCACCATCTACCAAGCTGGTTGTACCGAAGAGCTTAGAGTACCAAGGCTGTTCGTCTACAATCTCTGTAATGGCTTGTTGGCTAGCGGCCTGCTGTGCCCCACGCATAAAGCTAGCATCGCGCTCTGCCTTAATGTGTGGAGCAAGTAAGTCACCACCGAGTTTTGCAAGTGCTGTGAAGGTAGCATCAGGCTGCACCTCCGGGACCATCATGGCCCTAGAGGTCATCTGGTTTGCCTGTCCAGTAATGCCAGCACGTAATGCACCACGCTGCCCAGCTTGAGCCTGTGGTACACCAACCCCACCAGCAGCAAAGGTTACTGTCTGGCCTAGGCCCTCTGTGGGTGCGCCTAGTGTATTATCTTTTTGCATTAGGATTCCGTTCCATAAGGGATACCGCTAGGGCCAATGGGGTTGTTTGGTTGCTTAAAGAAACCCTTACCTGAATCAGTTACGTTGGCAAGGTTCGTACCTGTCTTGGCTCGGATAACATCACCAAGCAGACTACCCGAGTAGTGCTTAGTCGTAGCAATGTCGTTACCGTAGTCTAAGCCATCCATCACTGAGGACTGGTCAAGGTTGTCTAACCCCGCCATAATGATGTTACGCTGATTCGTGGCAGCATCGTAGGCCCCTTGCTTCTGGGCTGTCTCCACCCGCTGCTGGATACGCTGGCGGCGAAGTGCAGTGGTACCCCTCACAATGTCAGCCACGCCACCGGAGAGGCCGCTAAAAGCGCTCGCAGCGGCTTGGGCACCTGCCTGTTCAGCAAAGCTGATTTGCTGCTCAAAGCTGTCTTGCATGGCGCTGTCGCGGCTTCTGCGGTAGTTAGTCAGGGCAACCTCGGCACTGCTGGCTGTATTGCCCATGACTCGCTGGTTGTTCACGCTCTGCGTATAGCGAGATAGCGATGCCTGCTTAGAGCGTAGCTCGTTGCTTGCACCGCGTACCAAGTTAGAAGCCGCTGCGTTGGCACGTGCTACCGTGTTAGCAGCATTGATGTTAGCTTCTTCTATCACCCCGCTACCAATTGACATGATAGCCTTAATGCCGAAGTCGGCGGCTTCTGCTGTTACCATAGTTAAAACCTCTGTACTCTATTAAAGAATTGACCACCCCACTCGATAGCGGTAATGTTCAGTGGTCCCCACTTTCTAGCGGAGATTGTTAGTGAGTAGTCCCGAGTCTCTCGACCTACCGGGATGCTGTGTTGTCCTGTGGACACTGGCTCTATACCGAGCAGGTTAACAGGGTCGCCTAGTGTACGCCCATTGAATGTGCTAGTGCTGACGATACCTTGATGGGCTAAGTCCCACGTCATACCGTTAGTGGCTTTGTAGGCTACGATTAACTTGCTCACTGTTAAGCGACCAGACAATATAACCTTCTCTTTACCATCCAGCATGTAGGGGTTGGTAAGTGTCACACTAGCTTGGAACTCAGACCCCACTGCTAGCCCTGCCCTAGGCCATAGCGTGTCGCTAGCGGCGGCAGTAGCCAGAGCCGTACCACGGAGGTACTTGGTTGTTGAGTTATCGTAGACAGCCTTAAAGCTACCTGCTGTGGATGACTGCAACGAACCCGATAGACTAGCCCAAGGGCGTTGGCTGTCTAGGTATGGTTTACCTGTAGCTGCCGTAGACAATCCGCAACTGTCTACTACCACATAGGTCAGGCTACCACGTTGACGGATAGAGAATACTAAGAGCTTGTCTAGCAGTGTACTTGTGCCCACGATAGAGCCTAAGTCTTGGTGAAATTCCCAACGGCTCCACGAGTCCATCTTACGCCCACCTTGTACGTCAAGGTAAGAGAATACATACAAGCCATTGCGGTATGCGTCAGTGCGGGCAAACAAGAAGCTAGGTGTACCGGGTAGGTAAGACATACCCACCACACCGCCGACGATGTAGTCAGCTAACTGGCTAGACACCGGGAAGGAGTCAGGGCTGTTGTAGTTCTGACCGGGCTGAATCTGGTGGAAGCCACTAGCCCCGCCTGTACGCTTGGTATAGAAGATCAACCCACCTGCTGCTGTTGGGGGTGCGTCTACCACATCGCGGTAGCTTGACATGACTGGCATGTTGGCTGCTGTAGGTGTTAGAGCCTGTGCCCCCGAGATTAGGTACTGTCGCTTAGTCCCGAAGATAACTAAGTTCTGGTCATACAGTACGCTATACTTGATGTAGTCACTCTCACTACCCTGCGGTGTCATCTCAAATGGGTCATCACCCGGTACGGTTAGTACAGTGCTACGGTAGAAGTTCAGGAAGTCATCAGTCTTACTAAGGCTAATTGTCCCGCCACTACCTACGAGCAAGCGAGACTGGAACACACCCAAGTATGTCACCTGCTTGCCAACAAAGGCTGGCTGTGGGTTAGACTCATCGTCGCCTACAGTAGACGCAACCAACTGAGGTACACTGCCTCCGGGAACTAGCGCGTTAAGCACTGCCGGGGAGCTAGCGCAGTACACCTGACTACCTATAATGGTTAGGTTGTATAGCCCAGAAGTAAATGCTTGCTTAGTATCAGCAGCACCCTCTGTCCAAGTTACCTCAGAAAAGGCGCTAGTCTCACCTGACTTAGATACAGCCTTAAGGTAGTAAGCTTCTGTTGAGTTCCTACTACGGACCTTAACTACCTTGCCGGGGTAGTGCCATGTTGACACCTTGTCGGCAGAGTCTATCTCGTCGGCTACTGCTCGGATAAGGGAACCGTCACCGTTGTCATCTACCTCAATAGACTTGACTAGGCTACTATTAAATCCGAGGGTAGAACCACTGACGGTATGAGCATGGCCTGCTGTAGTCAGCGCTGCTGAGATCATACTAGCAATGTACGATGGCTGGGTCTTGGTAGACGCATCCTGAATCCACGCAGTCACAGCGGAGTTGTAAGCATTAACCCTATCGTTGACCTGCTTCTGATAATCAGTGGCCGCTGCTGGAATATCTGAGGTACTCAGGGTACCAGCATACGAGGCCGTGGGTGTGGTGTACTCAGCCTCAAAGCTACCACCCGCTTGCCAGTAAATCTTGATGCGGTACTTGCGGTTAGCAACACCAGACCGGAACCAGATAGCAGCTTTGCCTATGTTGCTAGGCGTATTCCATATCTCGGATTCTGAACCACCTGCTACGAGGTTGTTGGCGCACAGGTATAGATACTTGCCTACTGAGGCAACACAAGCCACCCCGTTAGACCGGAGGTGATTCATTGGTGTATCTGCGCCATTCTCTGTTAGTGTCAGGAAGGCGTTGTCTGTCTTGTTATACACCACAAGGGCTGGGCTAGTTGAGCTAGCGCTACCCTTGCGGCACAGTACCACGTACTCCTTACCACCAGTGGCCCAGTCAATCGAGGACCATGTGGCAGTGTCAGACACTAGGCTAGTGTAGTCAGGGTCCGACCCTGCTGTAGTCTTGAATAGTACCTCGTTGACAAACTCACTACCCTGCCTACGGATGAGTCCGTTAACGGGGTCTGAGAGCAAATTGACCTGCTCTGCGTGTTGACCGGGTGAGCGACTGTGTGCTACTTGCTGTGACACCCCATTTAGCAAGGACTGATAACTCTTGGCTACTTTCATTAGTACACCTGTCTGCGTGATACACGCTTAATACGTTGGAGGCGTTCGTTACTATTAAGCAGGTTTACGGATAACTGTCTGATGTTCTCAGAGTTAGCCCGCATCCTTGCTTCTTTGTAATCTTGCCCAAGCTCAGCCCGCTTGTTAGAGTCGGCATCAAAGTCTGACTGGAACTTAAGCACAGTGAGTGCAGCAATCAAATCGTTAATGCTTGGTGGGAGTTCCTCGAACGGTACCTCACGGACAAGCTCACCGCTTACATTCTCTGTGATGGTATAGCTGTTAGTGCGGGTGTCATAGAGGCGCTGCCCACGCTGAACAACCCAAGGCTTAGGGGAGTTGAGTACACCAGTATCGCGTAGGCGCGTACCAGAACGGAATTGGATGGTGTCGTTAGATAACTGAATCTGCTGATTAGCTGGGCTAGGCACAAGGTTTACAACCTCGGTGTTAAACCACCAACCCGGTGTTTGTACTGTGCGGTTACTCTTAAGGAGCAAGCGCTTTGCACTAGCCTTGTACTCGTGTGGCTCAGACTCAGAGTTAAGGGGGGCTTCGCCCATAGAGGCTAGGCAGGAATTGATTACGTCAAGAGTAGATGCCATAGGGACCAATCGAAAAAAACCCTCCGGTTAGGAGGGTATGGGTTGTAAAGTGTTAGGCAAAAGGGTACTCCGAAGAATACCCGATTGTCTAGAACCTTAAGGTTTCAAGATTACAGAGGCGAACTCTGCACGGTTGGGCGTTACGTTGTAAGCCATGTGTGCGTCGACAAACCAGTTCTTGCTGATCTTGTCGTAGAACGCATCAGTAGTCAACGGGATGGTTTCACCAGCCAGCAATGCTCGTGGAGAGAAAGCTGCTGCAACTACTTTAGAGTAGTCACCATCATAGGCCGAGCCAAGCAAGTGACCAGCGATTGTGGAGCCGCCGGGGAAGTTAACAGAGTTAACGACTGGGACACCGTAGGTCTTCAAGACCATACCCTTAACGCTGTTGCCTTCGGCAGTCAGGTAGGTGGTATCAATCAACTGCTCGTTCTGGAGCAAGGTGTAGAACTCTGCGGGACGCAAAGCAATCATC